TTCAACAACAGCATCAACACCAGTAGGATCCGCAGGTGCAGCTTTGACTGTTGGATTTTCAACTAATTTGCCAAATTTATTATATTATAATCTAGAAAAATCTGGTGTAATTGGTACTGTAGATACTTCAGTTAAAAATAATTCTCAGATACTCTTTGAATCGAGTTCTTATAATAATAATTACAGTGTTGAAAGAGTTATAATTGATGTTTCAAATGCAGGAATATCTAAAACGTTCACTGTTAATTTAAATAAAACTCCAGAAAAATTATCTTACCTTCCTGCAGAGTGTGATATTTTAAAATATGACACAAACTCTAAGACGACATCTGGACCCATAAATTCAATTAACATACTTAGTGGTGGATTAAATTATAAAAAACTCCCAGAATTTATTGGTATTGGTGGAAGTTCAGTTGGTGTCGGTGCAGTTATCAAACCAATTTCTGATTCTATAGGAAATGTTGAGAAAGTACGAGTCATAAACGAGGGATATGAATATTCATCCGATAAAACTCTACAACCTGAAAGTTTAATAGCATCATCAGTTAATATTATTAATACAGACAGTTTAGGAATTGTCAGTGTAACTAATGGTGGAACAGGTTATTTATCAACACCTAATGTAATCATTATTAACACTAACACTGGAGTTCAAATAGACAGTGGATTTTTGGAACCAGTATTATTAGAAAATAGTATCGAATCTGTTAATATTGTAGAAACTCCAATTGGATTGCCAGCAAATCCAGTTACATTAAGAACAACAAACAATACAAATGGTATTGTTATTGAGGAAGTAATATCTAATAACAGTGGTATATTTACTTGCAGATTATCGACACCAAACCCTCGATTTTTAAGTGATCCTTTTTCAGCTGGTGACAGAGTTTTTATTGAAGGTATACAAAAAGTAGGAGCTGCTGGATCTGGATTTAATTCATCTGATTATGGTTTTAATCTACTTAAAGTTAAAGACTTTACTCCTGTATTTAACGCAAAAGCAGAGGTAATAATTGATGTTAGAGAATTTACAACTGACACTGGAATTGCAGAGTCAACTTTAACCACATTTGCAACAGTTATAAATGAATCTGATTATCCAAAGTTTGAAGTTATTCAAAATCAAGCAAGTTTTATTTTAAATGAATTAATAACTGTTAATGGTACAGAAACTGATCTTAGAATAACCAATATCAACTTATCAAATTTAAAAGTTTTTGGTAATGATAAATTAAAATCGGGAGATATTATAAAAGGTGTTATTTCAGGAAGTCAGTGTGAAGTTAAAAATGTTACTAAAAACAATGCTAGATTTAAAACTGATTTTTCTGTTTTAAAAAATTTAGGATGGGATGATAGTATAGGAAAATTAAATGAAGATTTTCAAGTTTTACCTGATAATGATTACAATCAGAACATGTCATATTCTATTCAAAGTCCAATTGAATGGGATAGTATAAAAACTGTCGTTAACAATTTGGTTCACATTAGTGGAATGAAAAATTTTGCAGATGTGGGAATAGGTTCTGATGCACTATCAGGAGTCTCTACTAGTTTGGATGATACTGAAGTATCAGTGATTGTGGATGTACTTGGTAATCAGAGAGTTGATGAGATAAAGGGTCTAGACACAGTTAGAGATGTTGATATTGTAGGAGATTCTAGTAGATTTGTTCAATTTGATAATATAAGGTTAACTGATTTTATTAATTGTAAAACAAATGATGTTCTCATAATTGATGATCTATCTGGACAATTTAGTAATATAGAATCTAGTGTAAATGATTTTGTAGAATTGTTAGAATTTCCTACACTTCCAAACACTCAATTAATTAATAATATTACAGTAGTGACAACTAGTAATCCAAGTGGTAAACTTGAAATTACAGATTTAATGGCAATAAGTAATGGATCTGAAAATATTCTGGTTAAAAAATCAAATTTAATTAACTCTAAAGAGGGTTTGTTTAATACATCTGAAGATAATTTAATTGATTTCAATTTACATAAGCAAGATCTAACAAATAGAAGTACTTTAAGATTCCGTCCAATAATAAATCCAGTTCCAGGTAATGAACTTGATTACGATATTAAAATTTTTAAAACAGAATTTAATACTTTGTTAAATGGTATCGGTACAACATCAATAGGACCGATAGATTTAAATTCTAAAATTCAAGATTGTTCTGTTGGAATTACAACTGAGATTATTAGCGTTCCAGTTAGTGACTTTGATTCTTTATATTCTACAATATTCGTATTTAACCAGTCTACCAAAGAAATGAATGTAATAGAAAGTTATGTATCTCATAAAGATGGAGATACTTTTCTAACTGAATCATATTTCAATGGTGAGAAGAATAGTATTTCGTTAAATAAATTGGGAATTATTACATCAAATATATCCTCAAATAATTTGGTGTTAAGTTTTGAAAATACACAATCAAATAATTTAAAATTAAAATCTAAAACAGTAGGAATAGGAACAACTGGTAAAGCAAACGGAATATATCGATTTAAATCTTTAAATCAATTGGATGGTAGTGAAAGATTTTCCATATACACTGGAATAACTTCTAGTAATGTTGGAGTTTCTACCATAGAAACCTTAGATGCAAATCAATTTAATGCAGTAAAATCAGTTGTAGAGGTAAGTATTGGATCTTCCAAAGCAGTTAGTGAAGTGTTATTCTTGCATGATGGAACTGATGCATACTCACAAAGATCAGGATCTCTATCTCTAACAAAAGACAATAATACAGAGTATGATCCTTCTTCTGGACTTGGAACTTTTGGAGCATCTCTATCGGGATCTAATTTTAAACTAGAATTTTATCCTGATAATGTTTCTGGAGTATCAACAGTAGTTTCATTAAATCACTGTTTCTATACATTAGTTGATGCAGATAATATAGCAATTGATTTAGATTATGGTGTTATGAGTGAAAGTAATTCAGTTAAATTTTATAATTCACCTTTCGGAAATAGACTCTCAAGAACTAGGTTTACACCAAAAGTTAATAATATTCCACTATATGGTAAAGTTTTTGATCCTGCAGATACAAGACTATTGGATCCATCAACAGGTAAATTTACAATTGATAATCATTTCTTCAGAAATAATGAAGAATTAATTTATGAACCTAAATCTACATTCATTGGTATTGGATCTACACCAATGCAATTTAAAGG